AAGGGTGATGAGGAAGTTACAGAGATAGTAGAAAGATTTCAAAACAATACCGTAGACTTTCACCAAACTGTTGCAGATATGGCTAACATATCTAGGACACAAGCAAAGACAATTAACTTAGGGTTGTTCTATGGTATGGGTAAAGCAAAGCTACAAGCAGAATTAGGTCTATCTACAAAAGATGAAGCTACAAAACTATTTAATAAATACCATGACAGTGTGCCATTTGTAAAAGATTTGATGGATGCAATATCTAGAGATGGTTCTGCATTTGGATACATAAAAACATTTGGTGGTAGAAAATGTAGATTTAATAAATGGGAGATAGCAGAATGGAATAATGGTAAATTTACTGCACCGATGAGTAAAGCAGATGCCGAAGCAGCTTATTATGAAAAATATCCTAAAGCTACAAAACCAAATATAAGAAGAGCATTTACTTACAAAGCTTTAAATAAATTAATACAAGGGTCTGCAGCAGACATGACTAAGCAAGCAATGTTAAATTTATATAGAGAGGGCATTGTACCACACATACAAATACACGATGAACTCGACATTTCTGTAGAGTCTAAAGAACAAGCTAAAAAAATTATTGAGATTATGGAAGAAGCCGTTATACTAAAGATCCCTAATAAAGTTGATTATGAATCAGGAAACAATTGGGGGGAAATAAATGGGTAAATATTATGGCTTATTTAAATGCAAACATACCACCAATTTATGCGCAAATAAGAAGAGAGTATCTATATGACTGTAAAAAACATCATGGAGAAGTTGAAGACTGTATTATCTTTGGTATTAGCTCTATTGCAGGTAGTGCTATTTTATGGCATGCACTTATGGAGAATGGTGCAATCTTTTATCGTCTCCCAATTACGGCTTTTATTCAACGTGATTATAAACCGGAAGCTGTTCCAAATAGAAGACTTGATGAACTTCAGCTTTGGAATTGTTTTAGTTATTATCCTGCTGTTTCTAATTGGGATATAATTCAAGGAACATCTGGTAAATATAGAGGCAAAGATAAAAAGTGGCATCGTGGAAAATATTTATTTACTATTGACTGGGCTCATCCAGATAGTAATATACTAGACGCTGAACATTCAGAAATACCGCATGAACATAAGTGCGCTCACATTTTAGAACTAGACGACGGCAATTTTGCTGCGCAACCAAATAATAGACTTATATGGGACATACCTTCTTTTACTGTGAAAGATAATATTCCTGATTGGAAAGTTCAAACTAACTACTGGAACGTAGAAGATTCTGGTCAATGGCAAACTGAAGACACAGATAAATTTTTCTACGAAATTGAGGAGAAGAAAAATGATTAAAAGAGTAATAAATAGAACAGCTAATCTATGGAGAAGATGGATAGTAAAACCAATTAAAAATTTTTGGAATTGGTTAATAAGTTGGGTTAAATAATATGAGTTCGTGTAATACATGTTTTCATCCTTGTCATTGTGGTGAAGATAAAGAAATACACGTATATGAGTATGGGGCTTGTGATTGTTTAAGTTGTGAATGTGACAAAAGTGTAGATAAGACATATGAAAATGAGGTTGATAAAAGTAATGGAGGTTAATAGGATGAACTATTATTTTACAGGCATACTAATAATTTTAATATGTTTATTAGCATTTATTAAACCAGCGTATCCAGGTTCAACACAAACAAATACTTCGGGTTCTAATACAGCAATTGAAGGCGGATATACGTCTACAGCAACCACAACCTACCAATCTGGATCAAGTTCTAATAGTACAACAAACAGCACAACTAACTCTAATACTAAATCAGCGCCACCATCAGCATCATCACCATCATACAACAGTATGACACAAGATGTGTGTGCTGTAGGCGGATCATTAGGTATACAAACATTTGGACTTGGTATTAGCGGTGGTAAACATTTTATAGATAAAAATTGTGAAAGATTAAAACTAGCAAGAA